GAGAAGACTGATGTACGGAGTTAGACAGGGTAGCTGGGCGTTTGGCCTTTGGGCAATCGTGATCATCCTCTTGATGATCGGTGCTGGCATTGGAGGGTTTATCACATGGCTGACTTTGATATGACCCCAGAGCAGCAGAAGCTTATCGATGCAGCGGCAGAGGCTTATGAGGCGGCCTTGGTCAAGGGTGCAGCAAACCCATACATCCCGGCTCTGGAAGCCGCCCTCTCCGTAGCGCGGGCAGCGATCAAAGAGGAGTGTGCGAGGGTGGCTATAAAAGAGGCGCGGGAACTGGAAATTGCCAACGCGACGGACGGGGACATTCATTCCGTGAAGATTCGCGCGGGCGGGATTATGGCAGCGAAAGACATCGCAGCCGCCATCAGGGCTATGGAGTAGGAGAGAGAGAATATGGACCATTATCGGCCACAGTTTATGACACCGGTGCACGCACTTGTGCTTAAACACGTTCAGGGGTTCAGGACTGATCTGTTCGTTAGGCAGTTGTCGCCTGAAAAGGCAGAAGCGCGGGAAAAAGCACTTAGGGATCTTCGCCTGTGGCAGTGCATTGAATTGCGCCCTGACGAATGCCAGTTGACGGTCCTTGGTGAAACGGCTTTGCGCGATTGGGAACGCATGAACGCCCCTACCTCCGCATGACGAGCGGGCCCGCCCCGATCATCGCCCCAACGAGTAGATAGGCATACTCCAACGTCACCCCAGGATCAGGCCATGCCGTCCCGGTAATGACCTGATACGCGGGCGCAACGATCTGGTAAAACACCAGCACAGTGACCTGTAGAAACAAAACAGCGGCCCACGCTCTCTGGAGGAGCGGAGCCGCTTTCAATGCGTCCTGAGTGGAAGCCGCGATCTTTGCAGCCGCTTCCGCCCATGACTGTTCTACCTTCGCCGCCGTATCCTGTGCAGCGATCCTGACCCTGCTTTCAAACTCGGCTTCGCTGATCTCCTTTCGGAAATAGGCTTGCCCAAGGTCCAGAACCTTATCGACTAGACCGCCCGTCAGGAACTTGACGATTGCAGCGATCAAGCGGGCTTGCCCTGATCAATGACCCGGCCCGCGCCGCCGATGACAGCGACAGCCGAAATTCCGACGAAAATCCACTTCTCCCAGCTATCCGGGATCATGGCTTTCACGTCCGGAGGGAGGTTGATCCATGCCATCGGCACGGCGGTAATGAGGGCGAATGCCCACATGCTGAACCATTTCCAGCACTGACGCCAATTGGGAACGAGTCTCATTTTAACCTCCGATGAGCCATGCCGCGAAAGCCGCGATAAGAGCCGCTACAGCGCCGATAACGATCTTGGCTATGGAAGGGCCTCGAGCGGTCAAATCGGGCTGTACGGGCTTCTCTGGGGCGGGGATTGCGGGTTCAGGAAGGGGCTGGGGAGCGGGCTTGCTGACGGGCGTGAGGAATAGCGCGCGTTCATCAGCACGACGGCGCACAAGTCCGTTCAGCACCTTGCCGCCTGCCTTGTTCCATCGCCCGAATGCGTCTGCCGCGCCGGACACATCGCCGGCATTGAAAAGCCGTGCAACCGATGACCGGGCAAATGCGCCGGGACCGATGTTGTAGCAAAGGCTCACCATAGCCGCGAACTGGTTTTCATTCGGAGCGCGCGTTAGAGCCTTCTTGACCGCCATCTCGTACTTCACCAGGTCTTTGACCAGAATGTCGGAAGCTTCCTCAGCCGTGATCCGCATGCCCTTGGTGACCTTCGGAGCGCCCGCTGCAGAGGTGTGGCCAAAACCCACCGTGAGAACGCCAGCAGGACATAGATAGGCTTCAAGCCTCAAGCCTTCAAAGCGCTTGATGAGTTCTATTCCGGCGCGGTTAGTTTTCATCTGTTATCTCCTGTTGCCCGCAATCGCCAAATTGCTTGATGGCAAACACAATCTTGTCCGGCAGCTTCCGCCACTCGATCCGCTTGCCGAGGCCTTGATAGTAGTTCACAGCCTCACGCATGCCGGGGCTCAATCCGAAGTCCTGATAGACCGCGACCTGTTCCGCATGTTGTCCCCATGCGAAGCCGCACCGAATGCCGATGGCGCGCTGATATGCGTCCTCATCGTCTAGGACTTCCGGCAACAGGTGATGGCTTGCAAACGGGGCTTCTCCGCGTCCTACGCTGTCTTCAATGCAGTGCAGGAGGTAAAGCCTGTGCTGTTCTTCTGTGTAATGCGGAGTGGCCCGATATGGGCTTTCAATGATGACCCGCTTGGGCTGCTGAAGTATGTTCATGCAGCACGCTTCTTAGAAGGTTTTTGTGTCGAAATTGCGCCAGATGCTCCGTACACTGCGTTTCCACGGAAATATGCTGTGCCATCGATGACGCGGCAGAACTCAGGCTCAAGCAACATGCCGCGATCCGTGTATGTCAAGACTGCAAAGCCCTGACTGTGGTTCGCAGGATTATCCTCCGCATAGGCGAACTTGTCCGTCTGCGGCCCCATCTCGGAGAGCGTCCCGGTCTGCACGCCCCAGCGGATACCATTGTAATCCGCCCACATGGTTGAGCCCATCGAATGGGTATGGCCCGTCACGATGTTCTTTCCGCTCTTGAGCGTGTTCTGATACCCGGCGTGCAAGCCCTGGTGATAACGGTGCTTCACAACCGTGTTGTCATTCAGCCAGACGGACCAGCAGAACTGCCATGCCGGGAAATGGTCAGCGATGTCGAAGCCGTGGACGCGCACATATTCGGGAGCGCCTTGTGCAAGCCTTGCCGTGAAGCGGCTGTCGTGGTTGCCAGCGGGCCAGATCAGTGGGCAGTCAGCGGGTGCAGCGGCCTCAATCTCGCCATGACGCTCCCTCACCGCGTCAAGTTCGTCAGCCACATCTGGAAGGTTTGCCCAGCCGCCGGGGAGGTGCCGCGAGATGCGGGCTCCGTCAAAGCTATCGCCGTTCATAATCACCATTGACGGCTTCATGTCTTTGATCAGCTCAACCATTGCGCCGAAGGCTACCGACCGTTCGCCGGGCCAGAAATGGCCGTCACTGCCAATGATGACGGTCCCGGTCACATTCTCCGCAAGCGCGCGGAAGCCCTGCTTGGGTATCTCGATCTTCGGCCTGCCAGAACCCCGGTTGTCGATTGTGTCGAGGACAACGCCGTGTCTTTCTTCGATGCTGTTCCGGCGTAGGTATACACTTCGTATATCCAGACTGAGCGCCTTGGACACGGCGGCTGGCGACCCCAACCGCTTCCATGCAGAGATGAACTCATCGTCGGAATATCGCTTTGGCATCGTCACTCCTTGCGAAAGCCAAGACGCCAAAGCAAATCCGCCAGCGTCTTTCCGGCCTCGTTGATGTGGTCTTCGTCGGTGTACGGGAAGAGGAGATGCAGCCCTTCGTGCAGGGCTATGTCCATCTCGGTCTTGTCATCAAGCTCCGGGTCCAGTTCAATGCGGAACTCATCAATGTAAGCCTTGCCCCAGCACTTGCGGTTTCGCTTGTGCTTGAACCGGATGCGCCGCATGTCACATCTTGAAGAGGCTTGTGAACGTGCCGAATTTCCCGGCGAGGAACCCGGCGAGACTGGCAACGCCCAAGATTGCCCATTTCGCGCCCTTGGCCTGCAAAAGAAGTTCGTGCATCTCGTCAACCTTGCTCGACATCTCGTTCAGCTTGTCCCGCATGTGAACCTGATTGGCTTCAAGCACGGCGATACGTTCCTCTAGTTCTGGCATTGCCGTTCTCCATCATGCGGGCCGCAGGGCAAACGTCACCGCCGCCCATGCATAAATCGTGCTGTCGGTATCGTTCGGGACCGTGAAGGCCGCAGGGTTGAACGATCCAGAAGTCCAGTCGTTCTTGTGACCGACGCCGAGCGCAGCGTTGTATACCTCCTCAGAGGGGCCTGCCGTGGTCAGGAACGCCGTCAAGTCGCTGCTGGCGAACTCAGGGGGCGTTGGCGACCCCTCGCTATAGGAGCCTACACTTGCGGCACCGACAGCAACAATGAACGCGCCAGCCGTCGAGGGCGTGATGGCGGGCGGGTTGCACAGAAACGTGTTGATCCCGGTGTCAGTCACCGCGCTCCCATCAAGCGGAGTGTTAGCATTGACGCCGCGAAACACATAAACGGCCATTGAGCCGCCTTCGGAAGCGTTCTGTGTCGGTCCAAAAGTCACAGCCGTGTCGGAGGTAATAAACTTGTAAGCCACCCGGAGGTTCACATCCTCCGAGTCATCGGAGTGCAGTTCAGACCCGATCAGAGTGTAATTGCTTGCGCCGTCCGTTATGGAGAGCGTCCTGTCAGCCGTGCCAGCCGTTGCAAAAGCCGCGATGACGAGATCACCGCTGCTTGCAGACGATGCAATGCCGCCTGTGAGGCCGCTGTTAAGCGCAAGTGTCGTATCGCCCGTGGTCGCGGCCGCCTTGGAGGCTACAGCCCCGCCGACGAACACGATGCCTTCAGCCTGCATGCCCGCGATGCCAGAAAGACCCGGAAGCATGGGATCAACTCACGTTCTTGATGAGGTTGCCGAAGACAATCGGCCCCGATGAAGAGATCACCTGATAGAACAGGATGTCCTTTGCCGTGGCCGAGGCCGTCAGCAAGGGATCGGTGCCACCCGCGAACACCCATGCGGAGGAGAACGTCAGGCTGCGCGGTGTCGCGCCTTGCGTGATGTAGATGAATCCGCTCTGCCCGGTCTTGGCGTTGGCAACGCCGAGCGTCGAGTCAGCCGCGCCGCTGGTGACGGTGAAGTTGATGCCTGCCGAGAAGTCCACGGTGGTCGTGCCGCCAGCACTCCAGGCGAGCGCCACGGAACCCGCCGCACTCCACACCTTGTCCGTGACGAGGAACTTGTCAGCGGTGTTAGCCTGGAACTCGGCCGCCGTGGCCTTGGCCGCAGACAGGCTGTTGGAGGTGACATAGCCAGCGAGATCGGCGGCAACGAGGAAGTTGTCAGGGACTACATTGCCGTCCACAGCGGAGATCGCTGCGAGGGTATGCGAGGCAGAGAGGGAGCCGGAATCGACCGTCACCGTGATGGTGGTTTCAGTGGTGAAGCTGGACGAGACAACCGTGCCGTAACGGGTCGTGGAGCCGCTCTTGAGCCGCCAGCGGCGGTTGGCCGTCCATGCGGAGGTCTGGTTGCCCGCCAGCTTGAACGCCGTCTGCGAGGCCACGGAGGCCGTTGCAGAGTGTTCCACCCAGCCCCATTCATCCGGGGTGTAGATGGACCTGATCTGGGCCATGAGTTCGCGCGCGGAGTTGTTGACCGATCCGGGGGCCTGCCCCTCTGCGAAATTGATGGTGTTTGAGCCGCCAGCAACGGTTGAGTTGCCTGACGCGGACGAACTCCAGCGCCGGAGGTTTGCCATAAGTTGGCCTCCTGTGGTATGTGGGGGAAATGGATCAGAAAGAACCGATTTTTGAACCGGGCGGAATCGTGCGCCTGATCTTGGTTGTCGGCTCAGTTACCCTGACGTATTATTGGGCCGGGTTCGTCTGGGGGTTGTTCTTCTGAAGGTGACTCATCCAGAACAGGTTGAGCGTCTTTGCCAGCTTCTGGTCGCCATCAGTCACAAACTTTTCAAGGAACCCCGGAGGAATCGGCCTGTTCACGGGCAGATTTGCCTTGCTGAGAATGTCGGCGAGGAACGGAGCAACAGTGCGTTGGTTGTCCGTGACCAGCTTGCGGGCAATCGTCGGAATTGAACGCCTACCAACGGCACCCAGAAAACCCGTCAGGCCCGCCGTCCAGATGTCATTGCCCGCAAGCATGCTCAGGCCCGCCGCGCCACCGCCCCAACCAACCGTCTGTCCCGCCATTTCCGCGAGTTGCCGCGCCGTGGTGGAGTTCCCAACAATCTCCTTGTTGGTGATGTTGAAGGTGCGTTCACGGCCAAGCGTCTTGTCCAAGGCATTGGGACCAAGGGCGGCATCCGCAGCCCGCTTGCCCATCGGTGTGTTGAGTTGACCAATCGCGCCTTCTGTCGAGTTCTTGTTCAGAAGCGAGTCAGCCTGTTTTGCAACATAACTTTGAGCGAGAAGACGCTTGTCGGACGGTCCAAAGTTTCCGGCCTTCTGCGGAATGTTAGGGGGAACCCTGGGACTGCCAAGCGCCTCACCCGTCCTGATGGCGTCTTCAGAGACGTATGCTTGCCGACGCAAAGCCCGCGCTGTGGCGTATTCGTCGCCTGCCGCAAGAATTTCATCAATCCTTTCGCGCAGCGCCCTTGCCGTTGCCCGATATTCGCTTTCCATTGCATCGCCAGCGCGACGAGCGACTTCGGCTTGTCCGTCCAAAAGACGTTTGGTTTCGTCCAGCACGGCGAGATTGCCCCCCGCCTTCGGATCACGCGCGGCGCGGCTCGTCACGTTGTCAAGCGCCTGCTTAAACGCTTTGACGCCAACGGGCGTGGTGATGATGTTGTCAAAAGCTTGGAGGGGAATGTCTTTCCCCGCTTCTCGCGCTACATTATACGCCGCGCTGATCTGCGGGCGCGACTTGTCGTTCGTTGCCTTAATCAGATCATCCACGGACGCCGTGGACCCCTGCGGCAAGCCAGCAAGGTTTTCCATATCGGCAACAATGCGCTGGTTCTGCCCGCCCTTGCGACCTGAAACAAAGTCAATGAGAATTTCGCGCGCTTCCGGGCTGATGTTTGAGGCATTGCGGGCAGCGGCTGTCCCACGCACGCCAAGAACGTCTGCCAACGCTGCATCAGGACCAAGGTCGGCTATCTTCTGCTGCACAACCGCAGGACCACCCGCCTTCTGGATCAGTTCAAAGACTTCCATTTCCGCCTTTTTGGCGGCTGGCGCTCTGATTGTTGAGACGGCCTTGCCAACCTTCTCAGCGCCCCAGCCGAGCGCCTTTCCACCATAGTAGCCACCCGTGCCGATAATGGCACCAGCGCCCGCCCCCTTGAGCGTGTTCAGCGTTCGGTCTTCGATGCTGTCCGCGTCCTGCAACGCACCGCCAAGAGAGCCGTAAATGGAACCCGTGCCGATTGCGCCCTTGATGCCCTTGCCCCACACAGGCGCACGGGCAACGCCAAGCGCAAGCCCGCCTGCCGTGCCAAGCCCTGCCCTGACCGGGTTCTGATCGGCGTATGCCGCCTGATTGGCACGCTGCTGTTCAAGGTTCTTGGTGTAATTGTCCGAGAAGTTAAACCCCTCGCCCTTAATTGCGCCAAGGCCCGCATCCAAAAGGCCAGCGCCTGCCGCAGCCAGTTTCGTGCTGCCGCCCATCGTGAGAAAGTCAGTGGCTTGACTGCCCGTTCCCCACAAATCAGCGTTGCCCTTTGGCTTGGCCGCGCCGACAGAGGATTCGGGCAGCATTCCGCTGATCTCGGAGTCAATGCCCGAAGTGGGGTTGGTGCCACCAGCTTTCCCAAGCGCCCGCAACGCTGACGCCATATCAGGGGCGTCAACCTCGTATGTTTTGCCATCCGGGGTCTGCATTTCAAAGATCGGCATGTGTTACTGACCTTTCTGGCGAATTCTGACACCGCCACCAACATCGGTCCAACCCTCAGAGTTGGGTCCGCCACCCGGCTTGTAATAGGTTTCGCCACGAAGACCTTTAGCGACATCTTCGTTATACTGAAGGCGGATTTCAGCCAGATCAATTGCACGCTCAATAATTTTCTTTCGCTCTGTCGGCGTCTTGTCCACTGATGCCTGAAGATCAATCAAAATTTGACGTTCGCCCTCAGTTGGTGCCGCCCCGAAGATTGACTTAAGGCTTGCCAACGCCTGACCAAGAACAACGTTCTTGAGTTCGGTTGTCGCCTCGCCCTTGGCATCATCGAAAATGCCCGTTCCGTCGTTGCGGGCAATCCACGACTGGGCGTTTGCCAAGGCCCCATAACCAGCGCGGTCATTGAGCGTTTGTCCTTCAGGTCCATCAACAACGGACCTAAGTTGTTTAATGACCAATTTGTTATCGCGCACTGCCAAGTCTGCCTCTCGAATAGCGGCCTTATCGCCCGCCGTAAGCGGAGCCTGATCCTCGCGCGGCATCTTGCCAGTGAGAATGTAAGACCGATAGGCGGGATCATCCGGTGTGATGCCCATTGCCTCTGCTGCGGCTTTTCGTTCCTCAACTTGGGAACCGATGTCAGCCCCCCCGCCTCTGGCCTTCGGACCCCCAAGCGGCTCCCACCCAGCGCCACTCCACTGAACGACCTGTTCCTGTCCCGTTTCCGGGTCAAAAATGGTCTTGACTTCAGGTGCATCGGCAGACATTCCGCCGCCATCAAACACAACCTCGCCCGTCATCGGGTTCACGATCTTGCCGTTGACTTCCATGAAGGTCGGCCTTTCCGGCTTCTGCAAATTCGGATCAGTCGCCTGCACATAAGATTCAAGGAAGCCAGGCACGCTCCTCGCCTTCATCTGCACATCCGGCGGCAGCGACTTCAAGAACTCCTCGCGCTGCATGCGCTCTGCCTCTGCCTGTTCCCGCTCCTGCCGCTTGGCCGCGGCCTCTTCCATGAGGCGCTGCGCGGTGTACTGCTCCTTGTTCCTCGTCGTGGAGTCAGCCTTGGCCTGCTGAAGAGATGCGCCGAGGTTGGCGAACGGGTCAACACCGGGCTGATTGTTCGCAAGCATGTTTGCACCCATGTCGCCAATGACGCCCCAGCCCGCGCGGTAAGCCGCGTTAGGGTCGTTGGCCGTGAAGCCGAAAGGCGCGGTCTGTGCGCCAAGGCCAGCAATCATGCGCTTGAAAGGGTTCATCGCGGACCTCCGAAAGCCAAACTCATATATCGCGGATCATAAGCACCTTGCCCCATCATGTAGCCGGGAGAGGCGGCAGCCCCACCAAGCCCGCTGAACAAACTGCCTAGGCTACCACCGCCGCCGAAGTACGCCCCAGCAGCCGTTGCGCCAAGGCCAGCAATCGTGGAGAGAAGGCTCGGAGCCGGGGCCGTGGTCGTGCTGGTCTGACCCGCAGGAGGAGGACCGCCAAGCATGCCGATATAGTTCTGAAGCCAGCCCATGTCCTTGTTGGCGTTGTAGTCGTAACGCTCACGTTCGGCATCGATCAGGCGCTGGTTGTAGTTGTCCATGCCCTCGCCCGCGAGGCCGAGCATCGAAATGTCCTTGTAGTCGTTCGCAGCAAGACCGCCCGCCATGCCGATGGCATTCATCATGTTGCCGCGTTCCATGCCGTAGTTGTTGAACGCCATGTTGCTGCTGATGTCACCCACAGACCGCGCAAGGTCCGTGTTCGCATCCCGATACGCCTCGCCCTGAAGGCCGGAACCGTAGCGGCCCGCCGCAGAGAAGTTGCTGTCGATCCCCGGCATCACGTTGTCACGGAAGGCATCAACGACGGGCCGGGTTGCGGCAGACAGCGCCCCCTGGAACCCCGGATTGTTGTTCGGGTCCAGATAAGCTCCGCTCAACATCTTGCTGACCTCGCCGCTGGCCTGACCCATCAGCGGGTTGCCCTGCGTGGCGCGGTTCGCCATGTTCTGAAAGGCTTGCGTGGTATAGCCAGATTGGTTCGCAACCGTCTGGCCGGGGAAGAAGCCCGGAGCGCCCTGCTGATAGATATTCCGCGCGTCACCGAACGCATTCTTAAGGTCGCCCGCAATCGGACCCCACGGATCGGATTTGACCTTTTGAGTCGTTGTCTGGCTCTTGCCCATAGTGTTACCTCTTCAGAGTTCGCACAAACATCGGCAATCCGCCTTCAGTCGTGCCGCAGTCAATAAATCCGTAAAGCCTTGTCCAGCCGCGCCGCCCGTAACCCAGCGCATGCGTGCAACCGTTCTCCACGCCCCATGCCTTCAGCATGCTCCAGAGTTCATCACCCCAAGCATTCCAGTTGTCAGCGCCCACCAGCGGGATGGACATGAACCGCTTGTCGGGGTGCCGCTCGTCTCGCGTGATCTCCGTCACCAGCGCACCCGTGACGCGGGCCTCGTCAATGTCCCAGCCGATCCACAATTGCATGTCGCGGGCGAAGAGCGCCTTGAGAAGATCGCCTTCGGTGAACGGGCGCGGCACGTTGGGGAACCGCGCGATGGCCTTTTCCAGATACGGCCAAGCCTGATCCCATGCGCCATACAGGTCAGGAGCAGGGACGCCGTGGACAGCATAACGGCTCATGCGGTGCGATACCCGATGGCAAGGGCCGCGCCGCCAGAGACAGTCCGGTGATGCGTGACCCTAATGCAGTTTATGAAGCCAGTGGTTGCTGTGAAGGTCGATGCACCAATACCGGAGCCATTCGAGGCTCTCTCCCAAGAGCCATAAATCTTTTTGGATAGCACACCGTTGACGCCCCAAACCTGTCCCAAAAAATGAACTGCATCAACATCGCCCACCGCAGCCGAACCGCTCAGAAACGCGGTTGTGCCGCCGTCCGTGAAAACGGCGATTGACGTGCTGCCGCTGCCGCTCATCTGGTAGGATGCACGAATTTCAATATAGGCAATATCCGACCAAGAGCCGGAGAAGCTAAACGAGGTCACATTGTTGATTGCCTGATACCCAAGTACAACGGCACCAACCGGACGCCCCGCAACCGTGACCGCACCCGCCGACAATGTCGCCGAAACGGACGCCGCGCCACGGACCGTCAACACATCTGTTGCCACCGCCGCTGACAGGCTGTTGCTGGTGACATACGGCGAAAGGTCAATGGCCCCAATGGCGGCAGCGACACTTGCAGACGTGACATACGGCGCAAGCGCGGTGGACAACGATGCGCTTGTGACGAAGCTGTCCAGCCTGTCCTTTTCGTAACTCATCAGATGATCCAGTAATTCTCGCCGTCACTCACGAAGGAGTAACTGGCGTATTGAGTCGGGAT